CCGGAGGTCTCAAGACCAGAGGTCTCCGAGTCAAGGGCGACGACACGCCTATCGCCCCGGGTGAGTTCCGCGATGTAGATATCCCCTCGGGGGCGCTGCGTGACAACATCATGCCGCTCCCGTACAAGGAGCCAAGCCAAGTTCTGGCTGCGCTGCTTGAGCGCATCACCGATGAAGGCCGTCGCCTTGCTGCTATCGGTGACCTGAAGTTGTCCGATATGTCTGCCCAGGCTCCCGTTGGGACAACCTTGGCCATCCTTGAGCGGCAACTCAAGACGATGTCTGCCGTCCAGGCTCGCGTGCATGCAAGCCTGAAGATGGAATTTAAACTGCTCAAGCAGATCATTCGGGACTACATGCCGCCGGATTACTCCTACGTCCCCGTGGGAGGAGACCGCGCTGCCAAGCAGGCTGACTACGATCTCGTTGAGGTGATCCCTGTCTCTGATCCTAACGCCGCCACGATGGCGCAGCGGATCATGCAGTACCAAGCCGCTCTCCAGTTGGCCCAGGGCGCCCCTCAAATCTATGACCTGCCCCACCTGCACCGGCAGATGTTGGAAGTTCTTGGTATCAAGAACGCCGACAAGTTGGTCCCGGTCGAAGAGGATCAGAAGCCCCGCGACCCGATCAGCGAGAACATGTCGTTCCTGACCGGCAAGCCGACCAAGGCTTTCATCTATCAGGATCATCAGGCTCACATCGCTACCCACATGGCGCTGCTCCAGGACCCGATGGTGGCTCAGATGATCGGGCAGTCTCCGATGGCCCAACAGATGGGCGCTGCGATCATGTCTCACGTCGCAGAGCACATGGCCTTTGCGTACCGTCAACAAGTGGAAGAGCAACTGGGCGTGCCGCTTACTCCGCCCGACGCTGAACTGGATGAGCAGACAGAGGTGCAAATCTCCCGTCTGGTTGCTCAAGCCTCTCAGCAACTGCTCCAGTCCAACATGGGCAAGGCTCAACAAGCCCAAGCCCAACAGATGGCGCAGAACCCGCAACTCCAGATGGCGCAGGCAGAACTGCAACTCCGGGCTCAAGAACTGGCCCGCAAGGAGCAGGACAGCCAGCGTGACTTCGCAATCGCCCAGGAAAAGATAAACCTGGAGCGGGAGCGGTTGGCAGTTGAAGCCCAGAAGGAGCAGGCCCGTCTGGCCAATCAAAACCGTCAGGCCGATAAGAAACTTCGCGCCGACATGATTAAGACGGTGATGAAGCCCCGCCCCAAACCGGGCGTTCCCAAACAGTGAGGTTTAAATGGCAACCACTGCGTTTACCGTGGTATTGAAAGACATTGAGGAGACTCGGGAGTCCATCGCCCGAGCCCTTATAGATGGTGGTGCTCGGGACTACGCCGAGTACCGCAGTATGTGCGGAGAGGTCCGGGGTCTCTCTACCGCGCACATGTTTATCACCGACCTCGTGCGAAAGATGGAGAAAAACGAAGATGAGTGAAATCCTCCTTAGTACCGGAGAAGATGCTGTCCCGACCACCTTGCCGGAGACGGCAGAGGAAAAGGCCAAGCAACTTCCCGATCCGTCCACATACCACCTGCTCTGCGCTCTTCCAGAGATCGAGAAGGAGTATGAGAGCGGCATCGTGAAGTCAGGGCAGACCATGCACTTCGAAGAAGTCATGTCCCCCGTGCTCTTCGTGATGAAGATGGGGCCGGACGCATACGGCGATAAGAGCCGCTTCCCCAGTGGACCCTCGTGTAAACCGGGCGACTTCGTTCTGGTGCGGCCCAACACGGGCACCCGCGTGAAGATTCACGGGCGTGAGTTCCGCATCATCAACGATGACAGCGTGGAAGCCGTGGTTCAAGACCCGCGTGGCATCTCTCGTGCATAAAGGAGGATCACATGCCGCTTGATCAAGAAGCGTTTAAATTCCCGGACGAAAAGGCCGAGGAAAAGAAACAAGACGAAGTTCAGTTTGAAGTCGAGGGCGAGGCAGAGCCCGAGGTAGAGGTTGTCGATGACACTCCGCCGGAGGATCGTGACCGCCCCCCGATGAAGGAACCTCCCTCGGAGGTAACGGATGATGAATTGGCCCAGTATTCAGACGGGGTCAAGAAGCGCATCCAACACTTCTCTAAGGGTTATCACGAAGAGCGCCGAGCAAAAGAGGCTGCTTTCCGCGAGCGGGAAGAGGCTGTGCGTCTTGCCCAACAACTCATGGAGGAGAACAAGAAACTCCAGAGTTCCCAAGGGCAAACCCAGCAGGTATTGCTTGAACAGGCCAAGAAGGTTGTTCAAAACGAGGTTGATGACGCCAAACGCAAATACAAGGAAGCCTACGAATCAGGTGATGCGGAGGCGTTGGTTGCGGCTCAGGAAGAACTCACTGCGGCGAAGATTCGGGCAGAGCGAGTTAATAATTTCAAGCCAGCCCCTTTACAAGAAGAAAAACCTGCGGTACAACCCGCACCACAACCAGTTCAGCAAGAGCCGGTTCGCGTTGATCCCAAAGCCTCTGCGTGGCAAGAAGCCAATCCGTGGTTTGGACAAGATGACGAGATGACTGCTCTTGCACTGACGGTTCATCGAAAACTTGTGGAAAGTGGGGTAAGTCCAAACAGCGATGAATACTATGACCGCATCAATAACCGGATGCGGCAGGTCTTTCCAGATGCGTTCACCTCTGAGAAGCCGGTAAAGAAATCGCCTGTCGTGGCACCTGCGACCCGAAGCACAGCGCCCAAAAAGATCGTGCTGACCAAGTCCCAAGTAAACATCGCCAAGCGGCTCGGACTGACGAATGAGCAGTACGCCCGTGCGGTTGCGGAAGAAATGAGGAAACAAAATGGCTGAACGTACCCCCCGTGAATTGGAAACCCGAGCAAAGATGGAGCGCCCCAAGCAGTGGATGCTCCCTGAACTGCTGCCGAGCCCCAACCCCGAGGACGGCTACGAGTTCCGTTGGATTCGAATCAGTACTCTTGGTACTGCCGATCCAGGCCATATTTCCGCAAAACTCCGCGAAGGTTGGGAGCCTGTGAAGGCATCTGAGCATCCCGAAATCCAGATCATGGCAACTGGGGACAAGCCCCGGTTCCCAGACAGTATCGAGATCGGCGGACTCTTGCTTTGCAAAACACCCAAAGAGTTTGTTGCCCAACGCAACTCTTACTATCAGCGTCAAACTGATGGTCAGATGCAGTCGGTTGACAACGCCTTCATGCGCGAGAACGATCCCCGAATGCCCGTCTTCAAGGAGCGGCGCTCTGAGGTGAAGTTCGGACGCGGTTAAATCATCTTAGGAGTCCAACATGGCTTACCCCTCTGTTGACGCCGCATATGGTTTCAAGCCGATCAATGAACTGAACGGCCTACCTTATGCTGGTGCAATCCGCCAAATTCCGATTGAGCGGAATTACGGCACCGCGATCTTTAACGGCGATCTCGTCGAATTGATCGCAAACGGCACGGTCACCAAGACCGCAATGGACACCACGACCACCACCTCTGCGGTGGCCGGTCAGATTGGCGTGTTCGTTGGCTGCTCGTACACCAACCCCTCGACGGGTCAGAAGTTGTTTGCCCAGTATTACCCCGGTAATATCCTGGCAAACGACATCGTGGCCTTCGTGGTGGATGATGACCGCGCAGTGTTCAAGGCAGTGATGATTGGTCAGCCCTCGGCTGGCCTGAGCAACACCGCCACCACCGTGGGCTATGCCGCACAAAGTTTCGTTGGTTCCAACGTGCTTTGCGTGACTGGCACCGCCGGTAGCACCACCACGGGTAACTCCGCGATGGGTGTTTCGGGCGCTGCTCCCACCAACGGCACTGGCAACGTGGGCGTGACGGGTGCTCGTCCCTTCCGTGTTGTGGGCGTTGTGCCTGAGACTGCTGTGTCCCTCTCGGGCACCGGCAGCACCTCTGGCTCTTCCGCAACGGTGACGCTGACCGCCGCTGTGACTGGCCTGCAAGCCGGTATGCAGTTGATCTGCGCCACGGGCACTGGCTCTCTGGCCGGTAACTACATCACGGTGACCAATGTGAACGGCACGACCCTTACGGTGTCGAGCCCGATCACGCTGGCCTCTGGCTCTGAACTGACCTTCGTGGGCTACCCCGAAGTGTTGGTGAAGTGGAACCAGGGTTATCACTCGTATGCCTTCGCAACCGGCATCTAAGGAGTAACTCAAAATGGCAATTTCTCGTGCCCAACTACTGAAGGAACTCCTGCCGGGTCTGAACGCCCTGTTTGGCATGGAGTACAAGCGTTACGGCGAAGAACACAAGGAA